TGGCCCGCCTGGACTGGACTAAGGTCCGCTGGGACAAGCCAACGGTCACTTGGGAGTCCTTCAAGGGCTCCGGTGATGACCTCAAGGAGCGCACTGTGCCTCTCACCGAGGTTGCCTTCAAGGCTCTCTCATGGCTCTATCACAATCCTCCGCTACCCACTCACACGGAGTGGAGGAAGTTCTGGCTCAAGGTGCGCCTCGACGACCAGAACAAACCATACGACCTTCGTCACACCTTCTGCACAAGGCTGCTGGACAAAGGTATCCCGCCCGCCTCTGTCATGAAGATTATGGGTCACTCCGACCTGAGCATGACGATGAGGTATTACCACCAGACTCCTGCATCTCTGGCTGCTGCCCGCGATGCACTCATGTTATGAAATTCGCCGACGCGCTCGACCTACTCACTAGTTCCCGCTGTGCAACCCGCCGTAGCTGGCAGGGCTCTCCCCGTAACGTCCGACTGATCATCCCGCAGGACGAACCCGCCTTCGACGGACCCACCGAGGTCTTCGTCCACCTCAAGGGTAACCGCTCCTTGGGCAAGGAGTTCAAGACGGAGGCCGCAGCCAAGAAGGCCCTCACCGACGCCACCAAGGACCTCGTGGTCGAGTGGAAGGAGTTTGAGGCAGCCCAGGCAACGTGGGAGACTGCTTCGCGTGAGGAGCGGCAGGACCTGGAGCCTGGGGTTCGTCCCTCGGTGGCCAAGGGGTTCTACGACGATGTCCTTATCCAGTCCCGTCCGGTCTCTCGGATGTACCGTCTGTCCACCCCGTACTTCGCGGCATTCCATAAGTCTGGCGTGATGACTGCGTGGACGCCTTCGACGGAAGACGTTCTGGCTGACGACTGGATGGAGAACTAGACATGGCTGAGAAGTCGTTCAACTTTGAGGCCCTGGTAGCGGTCCTCCCTACCTACCCTCTGGCCACCCGGCAGTACATTGATGGTGCTGCTAGACGGCTTCTCACCTTGTTGGGTGGGGATGGGGGCGGTACCACTCCTCCTCCCGTCCCGCTCAACTTCATTGCCGTTGGTGGTGCGGGTATCTGCGATACAAGCTGGGATGCCTCTGTGGGGGCGATCCAGTACAAGGTCTACCGCTTTGACGCCACGCTCCCACCGGATCCAGTCGAGGTGGCCACTACAGGTAATACCAGCTTCCAGGATACTGTGGCGGCAGGCGAGTACACCTACTACGTCACGGCCCTGAACTTCGACCTCCTGGAGTCGGCAGCCAGTAACACCTCGACGACCACTGTGACGGCACCTCCTGCAGGTGACCCCACAACTCCCACCGGGCTCAACCTTTCGGTTACACCGGGTGTGGTGCAAGTGGATCTCTCCTGGGATGCCCTTGCTGCTGGCACGGTATCGGTGAGGATCCAGAGATCCTTAGGGGCTGGGTCCAATAACTTCGAGGATGTAGCCTCAGGTGTAACTGGGACGAGCTACACGGATAGCGGGGTATCGCCGAGGCTGACCTACCGTTATCGCCTGTATGGCGTGGCAGCGGATGGAGATGAGTCCTCAGCTACGGCCATCCAGGACATCAACACGCCCTCGACGGACTCCACGCCTCCTCCTGTGCCCATCCTGGTCAACGCTGAAGCCGGTGACGGTTCCGCTGTACTGACCTGGCAATCTGGTGGCGACCCCTCGGGAGACTTCCTCACGTACCAGTTCGGTGTCTCGATCGTATCAGGCGACTACGAGCCTGCTAACGGCATCACGAGGCCCACGGGTGACCTGCAGAACCCCATCGTGGACCCTACCGTGCTTCTGACGAACCCTACGGTTCAGTTGGCGCTCGCTAACGGCACGCTGTACTACCTAGCAGTGCGCTCGGTGGACACCAGTTACAACGTCTCAGCTTGGTCGCCAGAGGTGACGGTCACTCCTGCTGTCGGGGGTAGCGACTCTGACCCGCCTGCCACACCCGCTGGCCAATCCGCTGGAACCATCCCTGCGACAGGTACTGGTATCCGTGTGTCATGGTTGGCGAACTCCGAGCCAGACCTGCTCCAGTACAAGATCTATTACGACGACCAAGGCTCCTTTAGTTCAGTGTTCGTTGGTAAAACCGAGGTCTTCTATAACTTCCCATCGTTCACGGCTGACTACCTCTATCGGTTCCAGGTTACAGCCATCGACGACTCTGGGAACGAGTCAAACAGGACTGCACCCGTCACCTATAACCCCACTACGGGGTTCCTGTCAGGACCTTCGACGCCACCTCCTGGACCCTTTGTGCCTCTTACAGGCGACTCAGGAGGCAACAGTTCGACAGCGGGCATCACCGCGCAGTACACGGCGGGCTCAACAGTCCACCAGTACTTCGAGAACAGCTTCGAGCAGAACGCTGACCTCTTCGTACCTTCGATGCGCTCTGCCAGGGCATCTAGGTCGACAACGATTGACACCACGCAGGCATCGGTGCCTCAGGCGTCCGTAGTGGACTTCACGAACACCCGGTGGCTCAACGCTGGGTGGCAGTGGGACAACTACTTGGAGCCCTCGTCGCCCCTCGATGTCTGGACCAGGATCCCGAAGATCATCAACTGTCGCTTTGGTGAGAGGACGGTGGCCGGTGCTGTCAGTGACTACTACTGGTGCAACCGCAGGTATAACATGCCTGGCGAGGTGACCCTCAACACCGATGTCGCCGACGGGCCCACCATTGCGGCCTTCTCGTGTGCCATGAACGGTTCGGGGATCTTCGCGGGCAACACTGGTGAGAACCTCAGCGGTAGCTTCATGTCCCGACCGAAGCGGATCTACAGTCGCGGTACTGAGGGACCTCACAACTTGGAGTCCACACGGGCATCCCTACACTTGGCCCAGAACAACCATGTGGTGAACGTAGGCAGTTACGCCTTCGACTACCAGGACTGGGGGAGCCCCTCGTTCCCCTCCACGGTCATCTGGCGGAACAACAGCGTTGTGTCTTCCGGTGGAGCCTTTAGGTTCACACAGTTCGACTACACGAGTGCCCTGGCCGAGCTAGTGGTGGGCAACCCCAACACGGCTCCCAAGGCTGTCTGGAACGTTGGTGCGATGGCCCACCCCTGCGCCTTGTTGGTCCTCGATAACTCCTTGATCGACCTGGACGCCACGGAGGATCCGATGATCACCATCGACGGGGTTGACGAGGTCATCCTCGAAGATCTTCTACTGATCTGCCGTGAGGGTACTGCCGTGGTGGAGTTCAACGCAGGAAGACTCAACCCAGGTACCAAACCTTGTGGTACTATTGATCTACGCAACATCAAAGTTCTCGGAGATGTTGTATTCCAAGTCGTCACTTCGAGCGGAGCGCGTGTCACCCTAGACGGTAACACCGAAAGCTACCAACGTATCTATAACGGCGACACTGGAGCGTTGATCTCTGAAGGCTCCTTCACCAGTAGTACTAGCGGCCATGACCCGGCAACTGATATCAACTCGGTGGATCCTTTCGATACTCTAGACCTTGACGGTTATACTGTCCCCTGGGGCATTACGGGCGTCACGGTGTAGCGATTGACACGGGTGGTCGTTGGGGGTACTCTCTTAGTATGGAGACCACTGACGACCACCTCTATCAACTCATGCACGACATTGGCGATAGCCGGGTGCGTGATAGATATGTAGAGATGCGCGACTCCGGTCGCTTCACAAGTACCTCAGCGGGGGCAAAACTTGTGGCAGAGGCCGGAGGCATCGTATGCAAGTTCCTAGCTGCATACCAGAAGGTCAAGGTGACTCGCTCTGGTGCCCTCCGGGTCCGACAACTGCTGAAGGAGATTGGACGCGAGCGGGCAGTCGCTGTGTCCCTGACCTACGTCCTCAACGCCGTGGTGTCTTGGACGGGGGAGAATGACCGGCTGTTGGTTGGTCGCATGAGGAACAACCTCGGCAAGGAACTCAAGACCGAGATGGACTTCCTCCTGTTGTCCCGCGAGGCCCCGGTGGCTTACCGCTACACCCGCAAGAACCTGGAGGGGGCCAGCAAGCGCAACAAGAAGAGGGTCAAGGAAAGGATCATCGCCCGTACCGGCGTCCAAGAGTGTGGTTGGGACCGCGCGGACATGTTGATGCTTGGGGCTCTGCTCCTGGACTTCATCCTCAGGTACTCCGGTGTGGTCTACCTGCACCGCGACAAGACCGAACCGGACTTCAAGGGCAAGACCAAGTTCCGTAACTCCGTGGCGCTGACCCCGTCAGTCTTCGAGTGGATCACTGAGGGGGTCAACTTCCTCGCTGCCTCCGTACCCTCGAAGCTGCCCATCACGGAGCTTCCTACGGACTGGGCCCCCGGTGAGATCGGAGGGTATCCGCGAGGGCTCCTCTCAGTGCGCCCCTTGATGTCCTGCAGGGCCTCAGAGCCTCGTAAGCGGTTCACCAAGTCCTTGTGCCCAGAGGTGTACCGCGCGGTCAACACGCTTCAACGCACGAGTTGGAGGGTCAACCAGGATGTCTACGAGGTCATCAGGGCCGCCGTGAAGCATGAGTGGGACATCCCAGGGCTATCAGAGCGCCCTCCGGTGCGTCCCATGCGCCCCGCCCACGAGTATGTGAAAGGCGATGCTGCCTGGCGGGAGTACGGGCGCCTCAAGACGCAGTTCAATACGCTGAACTCCCGCTATGCTGGCGCTGCGATGCGTGCTGCTCGCCTGCTGGGCGTCCTTGAGATCTACAAGGACTTCGATGCCTTCTACATGCCTCACACCATTGACTTCAGGGGGCGCTGCTACGCTAGTGGCTCTGTCCTCAACTATCAAGGCATGGAGCACCAGCGGGCAGTCCTCCAGTTCGCTGAGGCCAAACCTCTAGCCACTCAGGCAGCCCTCGACTGGTTCCTCATCCATGGAGCCAACTGCTGGGGTGTAGACAAGGTCTCTTTCGAGGACCGCAAGGCGTGGGTCAAGGACAACCATCGCATGATCTGCGCTGTGGCCGAGGACTGGTCTGGCCACCGTGAGTGGACTGAGGCGGATAAACCGTTCCAGTTCCTCGCATGGGCCTTCGAGTACCGAGCGATGTGGGAGTGTGAGGACATCCTCACCTTCGAGAGTCGCATCCCAGTGGCCATGGACGGATCCAACAATGGCCTGCAGATCTACTCGATGATCATGCGGGACGAGGTGGGCGGCGAGGCAACCAACTGCATCCCGATGGATACACCGCAGGATGCCTATCAGCGGGTCGCAGACAAGGTCACTGAGAAGCTCCAGGAGTACTCCCGCACGGGCACAGACAAGGAGCGACGACGAGCTACCGAGCTACTGGCCTTCTGTAAACGCCTGGGCTCCAAGGGGGTGCCTCGGAAGGTCGTCAAGCGTCCTGTGATGACCCAACCCTACGGGGCCACCGTCTTCAGGTGCCAGCAGTACACCGTCGAGTGGTATCACGAGTACATCCGGGGAAAGAACCTGACTCCTGAAGAGGCACCTTTCCCCGAGAAGGATGTCTACAATACCTTTACATGGCTTGGGCTGCTGATTTGGGACGCAATCGGGGAGGTCGTCATCAAGGCCAGGGAGGCCATGGACTGGCTGCGGGACTGTGCGGATGTGGTGAGCAAGCACACGGAGCACTGCTCCTGGACCACACCCCTAGGGATGGAGTGTCTGCAGTGGTACGTCCGTGGTACGACCCGCCCGATCTATTTGAAGGCTGGTGGGAAGATCTCGATGACTGTGTGGGAGGATGATGGCACCGTGGATGGACGTTCCTCGAAGAATGGCCTGCCCCCGAACTTCATCCACAGCCTGGATGCCAGCGTCCTGTTCAGGACCGTGAACTCCTGCGCGGAGATGGGTGTCACCCATTTTCAAATGATTCACGATTCCTACGCTGTGCACGCTTGCTATGCCCCTGTGCTCGCCCGTACACTCAGGGAGTCGTTCGTTGACCTCTTCGAGGATGACCTCTTCAGCAAGCTGCGGGACGAGATCCTGGAGCAACTGCCGAAGGGCACCGTCCTCCCAGAGCCTCCGAGTCATGGAACGATGTCTCTTGAGGACCTCAGGGACTCCAAATACCTCTTCGCCTAGCAAACAAGCACTTCGATGGCATACAAACAGAACAAGATCTTCACGACGCCCTATGGCACTGGCTGCTGGCTCAACCTCCAGGTTCCCCAGCTCTATGAGAACAAGGAGCGGTTCAAGGGCGACCTCGGTAAGTACTCCGCTGACATCGCGGTGGACCCCTCCGACAAGAAGGTGCAAGCCTGGATGGAGGACATCGAGGCGTACTGCAACGATCTGCTCGAAGAGTGGAAGGACGAGCAGAAGAAGCCGAAGCACACGAAGATCCCCGCCGAAAGTAAGTGGCTCCCGATCAAGGACGACCTCGACGAAGAGGGTAACGCCACCGGCCTGAAGCGCATCGTCGCCCGCACGAACGCCAACGGGATGATCAAGCGTGGTCCCCGGGAGGGTCAGATGTGGTCCGCTACGCTTCCTATTGTGGACCAGCACAAGCGGGCGATCTCCTTCTCAGAAGACGGCGGCCAGGACCGGATACTAGGAAGAGGCACCCGGCTTCGGATGAATATCGAACCATCGGTGTACACGGTGGCCGGTACAGAGTACTGCCGGGTGTCCTTCCGCCTCCACGGTGCCCAGGTGAGTCACCCCGAGTGGCGCGGTGGTATGACTGACGCTACAGCCTTCGACGACGCCGAAGACGAGATGGATACCATCGCGGACCTCTCCAGCGACAACGGCGGGGACTTCTGATGCTCCCTGATGTCATCCTCGTGGTCGGGGGGTTCATCGTCGGAGCCTGCCTGACATTGATATTCTGTAGGCATTGGGAGCCCTTTCAGGACTGATGGGAAAAGCCTCGCGCGATAAAGGAAAGCGAGGTGAGCGAGAGGCTCGAGATCAGGTGGTCAAGCATTGGAACAGCCCCGGCTGCGTCCGATCCGCCCAGGTCTCGGGCCTCTTCTCGTCTGACCTCATGTATGGTCCTCCGGGACTGCACCTCGAAGTGAAGCGGTACGCCAAGATCGGTTGCATGAGGTTCATGGAGCAAGCTCGGCAGGACTCTAGGGACGAGGATGTACCCACTGTGCTCATGCGGGAGGACAACGGGGAGTGGTGCGTCATGGTGCCGATGGATAGGTCGGTAGATTTTGCTCAGAAAATTCTAGCGGCTTTGACGGATGACTGAATTACCTTTCACGGGTCAGCGATCGGAATGTCCACACTGTGGATCTTCCCGTGGGCTGGCAACCAAGGCGGATGGCTTCGGGTACTGCCACCGCTGCAACAAAACAGTACACGGGGAAGCCGTGTTTAAAGTGAGCGACGAACCAATGAGCACCGTAGGGCTGATACCACAGAGCACCATCCGTTTCGAGGCCCTCCCCAGCCGAGGGATATCCCAGGCGACCTCGAAGAGATACCGCTACGGCATCTCCACGTACAAGGGGAAGACCTGCCAAGTAGCACAGTTCACCGACGAGACCAACACGGTCGTCGCCCAGAAGCTACGCTTCCCCGACAAAGACTTCCGATGGTTGGGTGACCATGCTGCGGTGAAACTCTTTGGGCTGGACCGCGCGAGGCCAGAGGCTGACCGTCTAGTGATCACCGAGGGCGAACTGGATGCCCTGGCTGTCCACGATGTCCTCGACAGTTCCTGGTTCCCCGTGGTGAGCCTGCCTGATGGTGCTGCGTCGGCCCGCAAGGTCATCAAGAACAGCCTGAAGGAACTCGACGGCTACAAGGAGATCTTCCTGTGCTTCGATCAGGACGAGGCTGGTGCCAAGGCAGTCGAGGAGTGCAGGGATCTCTTCAAGCCTGGACGCCTGCGGGTGACCCGCCTGCCCCTCAAGGATGCCTGCGACATGCTCGTGGCAGGCAAGCGCGATGAACTCCGCAGGGCCATCTACGAGAGCCCCAAGTACACCCCTGCTGGTATCGTCGGTGGCGATGACATCATCAAGGCCATCGTCGAGGGTCGCTCGGTGGGTGGGACGCCCTACGCCCTGGACTGTCTCAACACCAAGCTCACCGGGATGCGGCCGAAGGAACTGGTACTCCTCACGGGCGGCACGGGCTCCGGTAAGTCAACACTCAGCAGGCAGCTGGCTCAGTGGGCTCTAAGTACTGACCATGCAGTGGGTTACGTCGCCCTCGAAGAGGATGTTAGGCAGAGTGCCCTCGGCATCTACGGGATGCACCTCAGCAGGCACCTGCAGTTGGTCGAGAACCTCCCCATGGAGGACGTTAGGAGAGCCCACGCTGAGATCGGCAGCAAGTTCTACCTCTACGACCACTTTGGTAGCCAGGAGGGGGATGCACTGCTGAATCAACTGCGCTACATGATCAAGGGGATGGGCTGCGACGTAGTCTTCCTCGACCACATCAGCATTGCTCTCTCTGGCCTTGGCTTGGATGATGAGCAGAAGGCCCTCGCCAAGATGATGACGGACCTCCGCTCGCTGGTGGAGGAGACAGGGATCACCCTCTTCGTCATCAGTCACCTCCGCCGACCGCACATCGGGAGCCACGAGGAAGGTAAGAAGATTACCCTCGGAGATCTCCGGGGAAGCCACAGCCTGGCGCAGATCCCTGACATCGTGGTAGCCGTCGAGCGGAACCAACAGTCGGAGGACATCGTCGAGGCCAACACACTAGTGATCAGGGTCTTGAAGAATAGACCCGTGGGCAGGCTTGGTGTGTGCGGACGACTTAGGTACGATAGGGACTCAGGAAGATTAGTAGAGGTCGATGAGGACCTCGCAGACACACCGGAAGACTTTGATGACACGCAGGACACAACTTTCTGATGAGTAACCCAACTTACCAGGCGCACGATGCCCCAGTTCTCACCATTACACACGTAACGGAGACCGAGAGCGGGATTCAGGTGTACCTCACCAAGGAAAGTGTCACTACGCTGGCGCAGTGGGGAGATCTCGTTAGAACTGAGGAGTCCCCCGATGAGTAACCCAACCGAAGGACACTCGCCGCTACCGTGGACTGGTGAGTCTCACGGCGCCGTGTGGGATGCCATGGCACTAGAGGTGACCAGATGCGCCGAGTACATGGACGCCGAGCTAATTGTCCGCGAAGTGAACGAGGCCCCCGCTCTGCGCGCGCGGGTGGCGGAGTTGGAGCAGGACAACATGAGCCTGCGAAAGGAGACCTATAAACACCGCGAGCGCGTGCAGGAGCTGGAGGCTCAAGTCACTGAGCAGGCCCAGGAACTAGCCCAGACCCAGCGCGACCGGGACGAGGCGAAGCTCATCTATAGCCGCTACCGAGGGCATGACCGCAAATGGTTCGAGGTGGCGAAGGCTAGGGCCCGCGACTACAGGCGAACCAAGGCCCAGCGGGACGAGCTGGCGGCGCGCGTGAAGGAGTTGGAGGCGGCGATAAAGACAGCCCTCCCTCAAGTGCTGATGTGGGTCCCCGGTCCTGCTGGAGGCACCATGAGTCACACTCGGGTCATACTGGAGCGTGCACTCGCTGATTCCAAGGAGGCCACCAATGAATAGACTAGTCGGACTAGTAGGCTACCCCGGCGCTGGTAAGGACACCCTTGCTGACGCCCTCGTAGAAGACCACGGCTGGAAGAAGGTTGCCTTTGCTGATGCGCTGAAGGACGCCTACCTCGCCACCAACCCAGGGGTCAAGAGTGCTTACGGGTACTACGAGGCAGTCACTGCGAAGAACCTGGAGTACATGAAGCGAAAGTACACCGCTGTCAGGGAGTCCCTCCAAGACTTCGGGCAGGCAATGCGTGACCTCGACTATGATGTCTGGGTCAAGGCGCTGTTCAAGCAGATCAATGCCAAGCCGATGTACTTCAACCAGGACATCATCATCACCGACGTTCGCTACATGAACGAGAGAGATGCTATCTGCAACGGACGCTACCGTAGGGCAGGGCAGATCGGTACGATGATCGGGATCACACGAGAGGGCTGTGGACCTGTCAATGATCACAAGTCAGAGAAGGTGACCGGCGCTCTACTCGAGAAGGTCCCAAACATCCACAATGACTTCTCGGTAGAGTATCTCGTCAAAGAGTTCTTCAAGTGCTTCCGATGAAGACACTCCTCTACGACCTCGAAACAGACAACCTCCTCGACAAGGTAACCAAGGTCCACTGCTGTGTGATCGCGGATGTCAAGACGGGAGAGATCCGAGCGTACCACGATGACCTCACCATCACCCCTCGCTACGGTACGCTTGAAGAAGGTTATGCCTACCTCGGAACGGCTGACAGGACCAGCGGACACAATATCTTGGAGTACGACTCCGAGGTACTGAAGAAGCTGGGTAACCCCGCCCCAGTAATCACCGACCGCACTCGGATGGTTGACACGCTGGTCCTGTCGCGGTTGGTGTACTCCGATCGCAAGGAGAGGGACTTCGCTCTGTTCAAGAAGGAGCGACTCAGTGGCAAGAACGTCGGGCAGCATTCACTGGGGGCATGGGGCGAGCGTCTCGGTGAGCCGAAGGGTGACTTCAGTAAGGACTTCAGTACCTTCACCCAGGCCATGCTCGACTACTGCATCCAGGATGTGACGGTCAACCTGAAGCTCTACCGCGTGCTGACCAAGCAACTCCCTCACTTCAAGTCACGCGACGGGCTTGCAACGTGGCAGGTGGAGCACCTCTTCGCTGGACAACTGTTCGATCAACAGCAGCGTGGTGTCCGACTGGACCGCAAGGTAGGGCAGGCCCTCGCTGATGAGCTTGCCATTCGCAAGGGGGAACTAGAGGATCTCATCCAGGAAGCCTTCCCTCCCCGGAAGCAGATGTATGCGATCAATAAGAAGACGGGGAAGCAAACCTTCCGTCACTGTGATCAACGTAACGGTAAGTACGACCACAAGATGGTACCCTTCGAGCCCAACAGCAGGGCTCAACTGGCAGCCCGTCTGCAGCAGAAGCATAGCTGGGTTCCCCGGGAGCTGACTGCCAAAGGTAACCCGGTGATGCAGGAGCGTGTCCTCGTGGACCTCGGCGATGTATACCCTGAGGTCAAGGCAGTGGCTGAGTACTACATCGTCAACGCCCGCCTGTCCATCCTACGTGAGAGCAAGAACAGTTACTTCTCCCTGATGGATGAGCACGGTCTTCTCCACGGTAGGACACTACATATTGGTGCAGGTACTCACCGCTGCAGTCACTCGAAGCCCAACGTGGGCAACGTGACCAGTACGAGGAAGCCCTACGGTAAGCGCATGCGTTCCATCTTCATCCCATACCGTGGGGATGAGCCAGGCATTGAGCCCGGTGAGTACGAGCAGGCAGGCTACGACGCCGACGCCCTGGAACTGTGCATGCAGGCCCACTACTTGGCCAAGTGGGATGGCGGTGCCTACGGTAAGGTCGTCAAGGAGGGCAACAAGGAGGAGGGCACCGATGCCCACAGCCTGAACGCCGCAGTGATCTCCACGATTGTTCCCTGTACCAGGACCCACGGGAAGAACACTATCTATGCCCTGAACTACGGTGCCGCTGACCTCAAGCTGGGGAAGATGCACGGCGGAGGCAAGCAACTGGGTGCTCAGATTCGTAAGGCTCTCTCCGAGGGCACTCCGGGTATGAAGGAACTCAACGCCTGGCTCGCTGGTCTCCTCGACGACGGCGGTAACATCATCAGCCTCGATGGTCGCCGCATCGGTATCCGCCACAACCACACAGCCCTCAACACGCTCCTCCAGGGAGGCGGGGCAGTGGTCATGAAGTGGGTGCCTGTGGTCCTAGAGCAGATCCTCCCGCGTTATGGTATCGTACCAGGCAGGGACTACTACCAGACGGGCCACATCCACGATGAGTGCCAGGGGAGCCTGCGCAAGGGTCTCCGCGATCCTTTCCGCGCGGCTGTCTCTCAGGCATTCGCAACCGTCTCCGAGGTCCTCGACCTGCGGGTCCCCGTCTCTGGTACAGCAGACTTTGGAGCGTCCTGGTTGGACACACACTGATGACTGAAATGACTCTGATCTACGACGGCGACGAACTCCTCTACACTGTCTGCGCTGCTGCAGAGTACGAGTTGGTCCTCGATGATGAGCACCAGACCTTCGCCAACTGGAAGGATGTCAAGCGGCTGCTCCTGGAGCGTGTGGACTACGCTGTACAGGCCACCGGGGCAGAGGATGTCATCATCGCTCTCTCCGATAAGGACAACTTCCGCAAGTCAATCCTGTCCACCTACAAGGGCAACCGCAAGGCCCAACGTAAGCCTCTCTGCTACTGGCGGGGGTTTGAGTGGCTCCAGGAGGAGTTCGAAAGTCACATCCATCCGGGCCTAGAGGCAGACGATGTGATGGGGCTCATGTCCAACGATGTGGATTTTATCGTCAGCTCCGACAAGGACATGGCGACCATCCCGAACATCGCCATCTACAGTCCCTACCACGATAAGACCATAGGACCGTACTCGGAGGACGAGGCGGATACCTTCTGGCTCACGCAGACGCTCACTGGGGACAACACGGATGGCTATGCGGGGTGCCCTAAGGTGGGTGCCGTGGGTGCCCGCAGGATCCTCGACCCCCTCCGTGGTCTTACCCTGGAGGAGAAGTGGGGTGCCGTCGTCGAGGCGTACACGAAGGCCCGGAAGAAGGAGTCGGATGCCCTTACACAGGCACGCCTAGCACGCATTCTACGGCCCGGTGAGTATTCGTATGCAACCGGAAGTGCTATCCTGTGGAGTGCAGACTAAGGTGAGGAACCGATATGCTAGATAGAGCCACTGTAGAGACCCTCCTTGAGGAGGCTGCCCTCCATTTCTACCACGATATTGGGGATCTCATGGGTGTAGCCCAGGGCGAAGACTCTGGAAAGCAACTTGGTGCCCTCATGGCTGGCCTTGCGGAGCGTCGGGTCTACGAGTGGTTCCTCGATCGCCTTCAGAAGGGCCTCGGCGTGGAACTCGACCTGGAACGTGAGGATGAGGCCATCGAGGACCCGCCTCTCCGACCCTCCGCTGATCAGTATGTGCAGTAAACCGAAGATCCCCAAGCCTCCCACGATCCTGAAGGTCCCAGAGCCCCCGGCTGCTGAGGACGTAGCGACCGAGGTAGGTCTCTCCCGCAGTGAGATGAGCCGTCGCCAGAACCCAGGGGTCCTTCGATCCCTGGACATCCGCATGCCTCCGGTGTATAGGATCCCTGGTCGGTGAAGGTTTGCACCGTCTGCCTCTGGCCCCTACCCCTAGATGCCTATCAAAAGGGGAAAGGCGGTACTCTCCGAGGAGCTTGCAGTAGGTGTCGTAGCGACACCCAGCGGCGTTACCACTACGACATCACCGCCGAGCAGTACACCACACTGCTTGTCATCCAGAACAACGTCTGCGGTATCTGTGAAGGACCTCCTCAATCCGGGGAGGTTCTTGTCGTTGACCACTGTCACGACACGGGGGCCGTTAGAGGACTCCTCTGTAGCTCCTGTAACAAAGCAATTGGTCTGCTCAAAGACCGCACCGAACTATTGATCCGGGCAGCCGCCTGGTGTGATGATGGACAACCTAACGACCCTCAGAGATACTTACCACCTGCTGGAGGCAGACAGGACTGAGTACATCAACAGGGGAGTCCGCTCTTCAGTGCTCACTATCCCCTCTGTCTTCCCCAAGGAGGGCACCAAGAGGGACTGCCTCCCGCAGAGCTTCCAGTCGATTGGCTCCAGGGGTGTCAACAACATCACAGCCAAGCTCCTGCTGACCCTGTTCCCCCCGACGCTGCCCTTCATGCGCCTAGAGATGTCCCCCCTGGACATGGCGCAACTAGAGAGCCAGGCACGGCAAACAGAAGGAGCCGAGAACAGCCCTGCTGAGATCCGTGCATCGCTCCAGATGATCGAGCAGCAGGCTGTCAGCAACTTCAACAAGGATGGGTGGCGTCCTGCGGTGGCTGAGGCCATGCGCTTGGCAGTCGTCACCGGCAATGCTCTCATCTACGATCGTCCTGGTGGGGTGCGTCCCTCGACCTACGACCTCCACAACTACGTGGTCGAAAGGGACCCCGAAGGCACCCTGGTCAAGGTCATCCTCTGCCAGAAGCTCACCCGTGAGTCAGCCTACGCCCAGCTACAAGGCGTGATGACCCCTGAGGAGATCGAAATGATCCCGCAGGAGACCTCCAGCGCAGCCTCAAGTGAGGCTCGAAACACCTTCGAGCTATTCACGGGAGCCATTCGGAACGCTCAGGGCTCCTTCGACTGGTGGCAGGAGATCAACGGGATGATGGTGGGCGGCGTCACGAAGCTCCAAGAGAAGGCACTGCCCCTGATGCCTCTCCGCTTCCAGCCCATCTATGGTGCCAGCTACGGGCGCGGGTACGTGGAAGAGTACGACGGCGACCTCCTCACCCTTGAACAGATCAGCAGGGCCCTCGCAGAGAACTCCTTGGCTCTCTCCAAGATCATCTGGTTGATCCGCCCAGGTGCCACGACGAAGGCTGCGGTCCTCGCTAAGGCCCCCAACGGGTCCATCCGGCAGGGTGATGCGGATGATGTGGGCGCTCTCCGGGCCGACAAGGGGCAGGACATGGCCATTGCCATGCAGCAGAAGCGTGACCTCGTGGTCCAACTCAGCATGGTCTTCCTCCTGAACAGCTCAGTCCAGCGCAACGGCGACCGAGTGACTGCCGAGGAGATCCGGTACGTGGCCCAGGAGCTTGAGGATGCCCTCGGTGGCGTCTATTCGAGCCTGGCAGACACGATGCAGTTGCCTGTGGTGGAGTACCTCTTCATGAAACTCAAGCGTGATGGTCAGATCAACCTCCCCAAAGAGGTCAAACCTATCATCGCTACGGGACTTGAAGCAATCTCCAGAAACCATAGAGCCCTAAGGATCCAGCAGTCGCTGGGTGCCCTGAATGATCTCATCGGACCTCAGAACGCTGACCAGATTCTCAACCGCTCTGCTATTGCTCGTGATATGTTCACAGCAAACAACCTCGAAGCAGATCAGTATCTGCTCTCAGATGAAGAGGTCGCGGAGCGACAGGCGCAGGCTCAACAGCAGGCTGCAGTCGAGGCACTTGGGCCGACCGCGATCACTGCCATGTCAAACGCGGCCCCGCCGCAGGCACCGTAACAATGAGTCAAACAGAGAATACCGCTCCAATGAGCGAGCCCGGAAAGAAACATGAAACGCCTGATGTCGCTAATCTCATGGAAGGGGACAAGATCCTTGGACAGTTTGACACCGCAGAGGAGTTTGTGGCTGCGACTGGTGCAACCGAGTACGCCCCTGAGGAGAGCACTGCGCCGCCTGCATCTGATGAGGTTCCTGGGACAGATCAGGGAGGGGAGCAACCTGTAACGGAACTCCAGGTCCCTGAACCTCCGAAGACCTCCGAACTACTCTCCCCTGAGAGGATGGGTCAGTTCTTCAACGAGGCTGTGGAGAACAATGGGACCCTCACTGATGAGTCCTACACGGCCCTTGAAGGGGCTGGGATGCCCCGGGCTGTCGTCGATCAGTTCATCGCAGGCCAGCAGGCTCTCCGTCAGTCCACCATTAGTACAGTAGAGAACGCTGTAGGTGGACCCGACGTAGTCAAGAAGGCTCTCGACTGGGCTCAAAACTCCCTCTCTGCTGAGGAGCGTACCCGCGTCAATGCCGACCTGGCCAACTCTAGCCCCCAGGCGCAAGCAGTCATCCTTCGGGACCTCGCCTCGCGTGCAGGGATCGTCCCCAATGCTCTAGGTGCCACCGGGACGCACACGGGTGAACGTCCGTATGGTTCCCAGGCTGAGTTCCTGGAAGCCCAGCAGCACCCCGACTACCGGACGAGTACCGCCTACCGTGAGACGGTGATGCGCCGCCTCAAAGCCTCGATGAACGCTGGAACAGTCTAATGCTCAAGAAGATCCTCCTCACCACTGTCCTCACCCTACCCCTCACGAGCTGCCTCAGCACTGCCCTGGAGTACGTGGAAGAACGTACACAGGAAGTCAAGGAGCAGTTCGATGCCGACATGGAGGAGGCTCAGACCCTGTTCCGCAGTGGGGAGATCTCACAGGCAGAGTACAAGGAACTCGTGGACCAAGCCAAGGCTCTCGCTGAGGCTGAACTCGCCACTCTTCCCAAGGAAACCTCGAAGATCATCAAGGAATCCAAGGAGTACTTCGAGGCCCGTGGGAAGTCCTATGGCTATACCCTGCTTCAACTTCTGCTCGGTGTCTTCCTCGGCGGTGGTGCTGCTGCCGGTAGTGTCGGTGCGGTTTCCCGTAGAAAGCGGAACGTTGCCCTTGCTACGCCCCCGGAAGAAGACTAGACTCCTCTTCCCGTCATCTTGGGAAACCTCTTACCGGAGGCTAAACGGTAGGTAGTGGTAGAGTTGGAGGACAGATTACTTCAGTTATCACTGCCGTCCCCACCCCGCGAGCCAGCGTAGGTCTGGTGTCACACGCTTGGCCACACGGCCCCCACCAAGCGACACTAGATTCCAGGTGCAACTCCTGGAGGGTGGGCCATCCACCCGCTTTGCGTGAGACCAGAGTGGGCTACCTTAGGTCCTCGGACCAAACCCCCTTGGCTTTGAACCAGTCAAGGGGGTTCTTTCGTGCCCAAACAGAACCACGGACTCTATGACAACCTCCGCATACACCTCCAACCTCCTGGCTATCATCGGCAACAGGAGTGGCAGCCTTCCGGGGAACGCTGTGGCTGCCCTGGAGCTGTCCCCTGGAGTCTACAGTTGCATCCTACAACTGGCCGTCCGACCCGGCAGTCAGGTGCCCGCAGAGATGGAGTTCTGGGACTCCTTCAATGCCTCGGTGACCTCCACGGTCTCCATGCGGGTTGACAGTCCGTCCATCACTACCAGTGGTGCCCGTGTGAGCGATGGGCGTGGTGCGTTGGTGGGCAATGGGGCGAGTATCCTCTACTCCTTCACGCTCTCCATCCCCTCGATCCAGGGGAAGTTCTTCTTGGAGTTCAGGACCCAGCCGAGCGTGAAAGGTGGTGCCCAGCGCGACCTCGGTATCAAACGCCTTGAGTTCAACCTTGTTGCTGGCCTGACGCCCTCTAAGCTCGCTGGTGCCACGACGGCACCGACTAAGGTCCTACTACCCTTTATTGGTCAAAGTGGCCTGACGGGCTTCGCAGCGTTCCCTGGGGCAGACCTGGGTTACGGTGGGGAGGACGCTCCAGTAGAGCGCATGTCAGAGATCAGTCAGGGCTTCGACACCAGCCCGTACTACTACGCAGCCCCAGCAGGGGAGCTTCAAATGGCCCGCTGCCCGCTTCAGGACGGAGTGGCTCGGGATGGTGCTGGCGTCATCGTAGATGATGGTGCTGGCAACCCAGTAGTGCAGGGGGTGGTGAGCCCCACTTTCCACGCGGGGAAGGCTTATCTCAAGGACAACCCAGAAATCGAGCACCTCGTGCTGCTGTCAGATGCCATCCCGAACACGGGGTTTACGACGGGTACGTGGGGTGTGGATGACGATCACTACGAAGCATTCAAGGGACGAGTTACTACGTTCCTCGCTGCTAACCCTACATACGAGATACCAGCGATTGTATGGAGAGGTGGTGAGACTGATTCATTATCTACGGATCCCGTAATGACCCCCGAGGACTGGCTCGCGGACTTCCTTGCGATGATCGCGGACTTCCGTACTGCAGTAGCGACGGCCAACCCCTCCCTGCGGGACATCCCTGTGATCGTCGTAGGTATGGCTTCCTTCAACGTGGCTCCCGTGGAGAGCACCCAGGCCATCGACGCCGTACAGAAGGCACTGCCCAGCACGCTCTACAACTGCTACTACCTCGATCCTGCGGACCTCACCAATACCCTCGACGGTCGCCACAACGAGGCGGGAGACAACCGAGAGTTGGGTAAGCGGATTGCGGATGCCCTGAACAGCATCGTGGACCTCCCCGCTCCCATTCACCGGATGACCTACGACGCCGGGGCTGGTGAGTTCACTGATGAGATTGGAACTGGCCGCATCTACGGGCAGAGTATCGTTGACGAAGGTGGGACCCACGGGGAGGTCATGGACTTCCTCAATAACGGCACCTTGACAAGCTCACTACAGTGCCCTGCCGAGGCATACACTCTCCACTACAAGTTCAAGGCGACGGCGGCAGGTAGCTCCTTCCGTAACATCTCCTCTGGTAAAAGGGACAACCAGTACTTAGGGAGGATCGACTCCCTGCAGGTCTTCTGGCACCAGTCCACCGCCGCGAGTCCAGGGAGAGCCATCCTTAGTCCCAACGTGGGGGCATATACTGTGGGCGTGTGGTTCGACCGCATTGTCTCTTGGGACGGCACCCGCTTCCGTGAGTTCAAGGACGGCGTCGAGGCAGTGCTGCCCTTTGACGGTGAAGGTTTGGAGGGGCTTTCAGGGCCACAGACCATCGAGTTCGGTGGGTGGATGGGGGATGTACCTGGAAACGCAGGCGTGCCTATGCGCCTGGACTTCTACGAGGTCTACGACTTCGCCATCACGACCGAGGCAGAGGCAGCCCGACTTGCAGCCAAGGACCCCACATAGATGGATAACAATGAGCTAGAGATCCAGTTGACCTACCTGCGGATGCAGGCGCTAGAAGAGGAAGCCCGTGTAGGGGCAACCTTCGAGGCATTGGAGGGTCGCGTGGATGCCATCGAGGACGTCCCCCTGCCCGCATGGGGTGGGATCCTCGGCTCGCTGTCCGACCAGACTGATCTCCAGGATGCGCTCGACACGATCGTTACAGACCATGGAGCCCTGGCAGGTCTTGCGGACGATGACCACCCCCAGTACCACGATGACACCCGTGGGGATGCCAGGTACTACACGCAGGCTCAGGTAAGCGCAGCGATTGCTGCCCAGGTCATCACGGATCACACCAGCCTGACTGGTTTGAGTAAGGACGACCACACGCAGTACCTCCTTGCGGATGGCACTCGTACCCTCGCGGGCAACCTTACCGTTACAGGTACTGTGGACGGGCGCGACGTGGCGACGGACGGGACGAAGCTCGACGGCATCGAAGCTGGTGCGGATGTCACCGACGCAACGAATGTCAACGCGGCTGGCGCTGTGATGGAGAGCGACTTCAGTCCTGCCTTCTCGCTACTCGTGCAGCAATCGGGAACCGGGGCTCCAGAGATACTGCAAGTGGGGACGGACACCATCGTCGGGCGCGTTACCAGCGGCGGCTCCGAAATTGACGACCTATCGCCTACCCAAGTGCGCTCGCTCCTCAACGTCGAGGACGGTGCCACTGCGGACCAGACTGGGGCCCAGATCAAGGTGGCCTACGAGGCCGAAGCGAACACCAACGCCTTCACAGATGACGAGCAGACGAAGCTCTCACTCTGCACCACCTCATCTTCTACAGCTCCCTCGTCACCAAGCGATGGGGAACTCTGGATGGACCTCGGTAGTCACAGCATCTACTACTGGGACGCCACGAACAGCCTGTGGTTAGATACGTGCCGCGAGAACCTTCTCTGGGGCAAGCCGGGTGCATCTGGTGCTGGCTCTGGGTTCTTCCTACTGAGTGCCAACCTCAACCTCGGAACCTACGGGCTTGAGATCGAAGAGGACATGATCCTCGACTCCGTAGCCTTCTCCTCAGATGGCACCACGAGCGGCTCTTGGACCTTCAGGGTCAAGAAGAATGGCACGCAGATCTACGGCCTAGCAGCGCCTACCTCTGGCAGCTACGACCGCGTGTACTCCGGTGACCTAATAGGTTCCGGTTACACCTTTGCTGCGGGCGACCGCATCAGTACTGAGTTTGGTTCAGGTGCCGGTAGTGCATCAATGACCGACTCAAGTCTCATCGTCTATTACAGACGAACCATTTAGAACGCCGAAAGGATAGATCCGAAGCAGCGGACCTCTACGGAGGAGTACACCGAGGACGCGGATAGATCAGTCTGTACGGATATCACTGATTCTCTTTCTCTTTCCAACA